GCACAGAAGGTGGTACAGATTCAGGTAAAGACGGAGCAAAAGCTGGCGACCAGTCAGTTATCCGTGATGCGTCTAACAATGTACCTAATGGTGGCGAAACACCTAACCCAGATAATTCTCGCAACAATGTTGATGATGAGAAAGAAGCTGAGGGTGGCACATCTAAGAAATCAAATCCAGCAACTTCTAGCGCAGTAGCTGGTGACCAAGCAGTCATTCGTACAGGCACTAGCGTTAAAGAAGATGTTGACGCATTGTTGAATGGTGAGGAACTATCTGAAGAGTTCCGTGCTAAAGCAGAAACTATTTTCGAAGCAGCTGTTATGACTCGTGTTAAGTCAGAAGTTGCTCGTATTGAAGAAGAATTCGAAAGCAAACTAGCGGAAGCTGTTGCAAAGAATACAGAGGGAATTGTTGAGCAAGTTGATGGATACCTTGGCTATATTGCCGAGCAGTGGATGACACAGAATGAAATTGCCCTAGAGCGTGGTATGAAATCCGATATTCTTGAAGGTTTCATTGGCGGTCTGAAGAATTTATTTGAAGAGCACTATATCGATATTCCTGAAGAGAAATTCGATGTGCTTGGCGAAATGGAATCTAAGATCGATGAATTGGAAGCAAAACTTAACGAACAAGTTGCAGCTAACATTGAACTAAGCAAGACTCTTGCTGAAAGCAATCGTGCTGAAATCGTTAAAACTGTAAGTGAAGGTTTGACTGATACAGAAACTGAAAAGTTTATGTCTCTTGTTGAAGAACTCTCTTATGAAGACCAAGCTAGTTTTGAAACCAAAGTAAAGACTATCCGTGAAAATTATTTCACAACTAAAGGTTCTACAGAAGTTAAATCTGTAGTTACTGATGCTCCAGTAGAAGCATTGACTGAAGAAGTTTCTAAGAAATTAGATCCAGCTATGTCTGCTTATGCTGCACAGCTCAACAAATTAAACAAATAAGGAAATCCAAATGCAATCTCGTCAAGATTTAGTAAAAAAATGGGCTCCGATTCTTGAGCACGAAAGTGCTCCAAAGATTCGTGACAACTATCGTAAAGAAGTAACTGCGGTTCTTCTAGAAAACCAAGAGCGTGAAATGGCTAAACAGCGTGAAGCGTTGTTTGAAGCTGCTCCAGCTAACTCTGTTGGTTCTTATGGTGACACTGGCGGTTTCGCTAAGTTTGATCCAGTAATGATCAGCTTGGTTCGTCGTGCAATGCCACAAATGATCGCTTATGATGTTTGCGGTGTACAACCAATGACTCAACCAACTGGTCTAATCTTCGCAATGAAGTCTCGTTACAGCACTCAAGGTGGTGACGAAGCATTGTTCAACGAAGCTGATACAGACTTCGCTGGTACAGGTACTCACTCTGGTGCGTATGACTTCGGTGGATCTGAAACTACTGGTACTGGTCTAGCGACTGCCGATGGCGAGCGTTTAGGTCAAGGTGGTGTTGGTGATGGTTCTTTCGGTGCTATGGCTTTCTCTATCGAAAAGACTTCTGTAACTGCAAAGACTCGTGCTTTGAAGGCAGAATACTCTATCGAATTAGCACAAGACATGAAGTCTGTTCATGGTCTTGACGCTGAAGGCGAATTGAGCAACATCCTTTCAACAGAAATTCTTGCTGAAATCAATCGTGAAGTTATCCGTACAATCTACAAGACTGCTAAGCCAGGTGCTCAAGTTGGTGTAACTACTGCTGGTACATTCGACTTAGATACTGACTCAAATGGTCGTTGGTCTGTTGAGAAGTTCAAAGGTCTAATGTTCCAAATCGAGCGTGAAGCCAATGCAATCGGTCAACAAACTCGTCGTGGTCGTGGTAATGTTATCATCACTTCAGCTGATGTGGCTTCTGCCCTAGCAATGGCTGGTGTGTTAGATTATTCTTCTGGTCTAACTGGTAAGAATGATTTGACTGTTGATGATACTTCTACTACTTTCGCTGGTATTCTAAACGGTAAGTACAAAGTTTATGTTGACCCATACACAAGCAATGTGTCAGCTACTCAGTTCTTCGTTGTTGGCTACAAAGGCGCATCTGCTTTTGACGCTGGCTTGTTCTATTGCCCATATGTTCCATTGCAAATGGTTCGTGCAGTTGATCCTAACAGCTTCCAGCCAAAAATTGGCTTCAAGACTCGTTACGGTCTAGTTGCTAACCCATTCGTTAACTTGGATGACGGCACTGGTGGTCAGGACAACTTGACTGCTGATGTGAACTACTACTACCGTCGTGTTAAGGTTTCTAACCTAATGTAATCGGTTAGTCGGTTTTAAAAAGCCGACGAAGAAGCGGTACTTTAAGGGAGGTCTTTCGAGATCTCCCTTTTTTATTTGGATAAATAATAACATGGCTACTACTATTTCCTGTCCGATCCCAGATAACATTACTCCATTATCACCTAATGGATTCTTGTTTAACATTACCAAATTACCTAATCTGTCATTCTTTTGTCAGTCGGTAAATATTCCAGGTATCACTCTTGGTGCTCCTGAGTTTGGTAACCCATTTAATGTGCAACCAATTCCAGGTGAAACATTAACCTATGATCAACTTACTGTTCAATTCCTAGTTGACTCTAATATGGCAAACTACAAAGCAATCTATAACTGGATTATCGCTTTAGGTTTCCCACAGTCTTATGATCAGTATATTACATTTAACGCAAATGATAATTTAAATTATTCTGAGTTAGCAAAGAACTACTCTGATGCTACACTACAAATCCTGAATGGTAATAATGAGACTGCTCAAATCGTGCAGTTTTATGATATGTTTCCAATCACGATTGATTCATTGATGTTTGCATCTACAAATACAGATGTGCAATACCTAGTTGGGAATGCAACATTCCGCTACGGATACTACAAATTCTTGTAAGACAAACTTGATTTTTTTGTAATACTGCGGTATAATGGCAGTATATAAATGTGAGGATATTATGAATATTGAACAATTGCAAGAAGCGTGGGAAATTGATTGCCAGATAGATGATAACTATCTCGGTGAAACAACCACAGCTACTCCCAAGTTACATGCCAAGTATTTAAAACTACTTGTCAATGTCAAACTAAAACACACCAAACTCCAATCAGATTACAACTTGTTACGCAAGAATAAGTTTCGCCTATATCGTGGTGAACTATCTCGTGATGAATTAACTAATCTAAATTGGGAACAGTGGCAAGGTGTTAAGCCATTGAAGAATGAGATGGATGAATTTCTCTCAGGTGACACCGAACTAAATACATTAAGAGTCAAGATTGATTATCTTGAAACAATGATATATTTTCTTGAATCCGTTCTTGGCCAAATCAAAGCCAGAGACTGGCAGATTAAAACTGCAGTTGAATGGAAGAAATTCTTAGCTGGTATGTAATGATAAAAATTGAGAAGTTAGACGAAGTTTATGTTAGAGTTTTTAGCGATGGTTCTATTGAACAAGAACTCGCTGACTTCTTTACCTATGAATATCCAGGTGCAAGATTTACACCACAATTCAGAGCAAGACTCTGGGATGGAAAAGTTCGTCTATACGATCAAGTTAGAAAAACTCTTTATGTTGGTCTAGTATCATATGTTGAAGAGTTTGCCACTCGCAATGGGTATGGCATTGAATATGTAACTCCTGTATTCCATCAAAACAATATCACACATCAGATTGTAGAAGACTATGCCAAGTCACTCAATCCTCATGGTCGTGGTAAACCAATCGAAATCCGAGACTATCAAATTGAAGCAGTAAAGACTGCTCTCGATAAAGAGCGGACACTCCTATTATCTCCCACTGCGTCAGGAAAGTCATTTATAATTTACACCACGATGCGTTGGCATATTGCACATGATCGTAAATGTATCATTATAGTTCCAACGACTTCACTTGTTGAACAGTTGTTCACTGACTTTGAGGACTACTCCTCTGCCAATGGTTTCAATACTGATGGTGCTTGCCAAAAATTATATGCAGGGTTCACTAAAGAGTTTACCAAAGATGTATTGATTACAACTTGGCAGTCAGTATACCTACAACCTAAATCTTGGTTTGCTCAGTTCGATGTAATCTTCGGAGATGAAGCACATCAGTTCAAAGCAAAATCCCTAACAACAGTTATGGAAAAGATGGACAAGATTCGTTACAGAATTGGAACAACAGGAACTCTTGACAATAAAAAGGTTCATCGGTTAGTTCTTGAGGGTATGTTTGGTCCAGTGCATAAGGTTACTACAACCAAAGCGTTGATGGACTCAGGTAGGTTGACTACCCTAAATATAATGTGTGTGATGTTGAAGTACAACGAAGAAATTCGTAAGGCACAAAAGAATAAAACTTATCAAGAAGAGATGGACTTTCTTGTAAGTAATGAAAAACGAAATAAATTTATTCGTAATCTTGCAGTAAAATCTGAGGGTAATACCTTAGTGCTTTTCCAGTTTGTTGAAAAACATGGTAAAGTTTTATATGAATTAATAAAGGACAAGGTGCATGAAAATCGCAAAGTGTTCTTTGTTTACGGAGGAACTGATACAACAGATCGTGAAGCAATTCGTCACATTACAGAGGGTGAGAGCGATGCTATCATTATTGCTAGTTTTGGTACATTCTCCACTGGCATCAACATACCGTCTCTCGAGAATGTCATTTTTGCATCACCATCAAAGAGCAAGATCCGTAACTTGCAAAGTATTGGTCGTGGATTGAGATTGAAAGATGGCAAGACTAAATGTAATCTGTTTGACCTTGCCGATGATTTGCATTGGAAGTCTTGGAAAAACCATACTCTAAATCATGCAGCTGAAAGATATAAAATCTATGCTGAAGAAGAATTTAAAGTTAAAATTATAGAGGTGGATCTATGTTAGACGACAACGAGTTCTACATTGTAATGAAACTCACATCAGGTGAGCAAGTAATGGCTGTCCTCAAAGAAGAGGATGATGAACATGTCTTGCTTGAATCACCAATGTGTATTAGAACTATTCCCATCTTAGAGGCACATCGTGAGCATGTAACGGCTCATCCTCTATGTCAATTTTCAGATGATAGAACTTTTGTGATTGCCAAGCGAGACATTATGTTCGTTAAGAAATTGCATCATCTATTCATTCCTCACTATCAGCGCATCGTTGCAGAACATGAAAAACTTTCATTTGTATCAAACGGCAAGAAAGAAGAATTGCTCTGGGAGGATGATGTAGATTTAGAAGAAGCAAAGAGAAGAATCTTAATGCTTGAGGAGTTAGCAAAAACTCCAAAAGATGAAAGAGAAGAAGAAAGATACAGAGTCTTTATCGAAGGTAACGATACTATTAACTAGTAGTCACGATCAACCCTAACACAGTGATTATGCCTCAAGTCAATTAAAAAAGCAAATATATTTTATCTACAAGTCTTGCAGAAATAAGATTTGTCTTTTTATCATGTTTGATGTATACTAATGAATAACTTGAATTAAATGAGGAACGAGTATGTATGGCACAATATGTAAATAA